CTTCCAGCTGGAGGATGCCGCGCGCCAGTATCGTGGCATGACGCTCATGGAACTGGCCCGCGAAAGCCTCGGCAATGCAGGCGTCAACACGCGTGGCCTGTCGCGCGACGAGGTGGCGACGCGCGCGCTACACTCGACTTCGGATTTCCCGGAAATCCTGTCGGCCGTCACCAACAAGACCCTGCGGCAGGCCTACGAGGCCTATCCCCGAACGTTCATGCTGTTCTGCCGCCAGGTGCTGGCGACGGACTTCAAGGCCATGCACCGGGTCCAGCTCGGCGAAGCGCCGCAGTTGCTGGAGGTGAGCGAAAGCGGCGAGTTCAAGCGCGGCACGCTTGGCGAGAGCAAGGAGAGCTACAAGGTCAAGACCTATGGTCGGGTGGTCGCCATCACGCGCCAGACGCTGATCAACGACGATCTCGACGCCTTCACCCGCATCCCGGCGATGTATGGCAACTCGATCGCGCAACTGGAGTCGGACGTGGTCTGGGGCATCATCACCGCCAACCCAGCCATGGCCGATGGCAACGCGCTGTTTCACAGCACGCACAAGAACCTCGCGGGCACAGGGGCCGCGCTCGATGTGACCAGCGTCGGTGCGGCCCGCGCCGCCATGGCCAAGCAGACCGGGCTCGACAAGAAGACGGTGCTCAATGTCCGGCCCGCCTTCCTGATCGTTCCCGCCTCGCTGGAACTGAAGGCCGAACAGCTGGTCGCCCAGAACCTCGTGCCTGCGCAGAGCGGCAACGTCGTGCCGCAGTCGATCCGGACTCTCTCGCCGATCAGCGAACCCCGGCTCGATGCCGCGAGCGAGACCGCCTGGTATCTGGCCGCCAGCCCGAACCAGATAGACACGATCGAGTACGCCTATCTTGAAGGGCAACAGGGTGCGTATATCGAGACCCGCAACGGCTTCGATGTCGATGGGGTCGAGATCAAGTGCCGCCTCGATTTTGGCGCCAAGGCCATCGACTGGCGCGGGCTCTACAAGAACCCGGGCGCGTAATCCGCACCCCATCCTGAACCCTGACACACGGGCGGTCCTCACGGGCCGCCCTTCGTCTTTCCACGAGGAGCTCCAACATGAAAAACTACGTCCAACCCGGCAACACCATCACCCTGACCGCGCCCTATGCCGTGACCTCCGGCGACGGCCTGCTCGTTGGCTCCATCTTCGGCATCGCATCCGGGGACGCTGCCCTGAACGATCCCGTTGAAGCGGCGCTCACCGGCGTCTTCGACATCACCAAGGCCGGCTCCCAGGCCTGGGCCGCGGGCGCCAAAGTCTATTGGGACGACACCAACAAGCGCACCACGAGCGTGGCCACATCGAACACGTTGATCGGCGTGGCCACCGAAGCCGTGGCAGGCGGGGCCGGAGACACCGTGGGTCGCGTTCGTTTGAACGCGAGCTTCTGATGACTGCGCTCGCCGCCGTGGTTGATGCGCTTTTCGCCGATCCGAACATCGGGCGGGAAGCGGTCTTCACCTCCGATGGCGGTGCGCCTGTGCTGGTACGCGTCGTGTCCCGTCATGCGGATGCAATCACCGACTTTGGGGACGCGCGGCTCTGGTCTGAAACAACCCGGATCGACCTTCGTGTGGCCGATGTCGCGTACCCGCGACCCGGTGACCGCTTGGAAATCGACGGGGACGCGTTCCTTATCCAGGGGGAGCCTGTCCGCGACCGTGAGCGGCTCGTCTGGACTGTGGACCTGCGCCCGGCATGAAGCTGAAGCTCGACATCACGCCCGACCTCGTCGCCGCCATGGCGGCCGAGGTGAAGGCGGGCGAGAAAGCTGTCACCGCTGCGATGCGGGAAGCAGGCACCGGGCTGAAGTTTTCGTGGCGCATGCAAGTCACCGGCGCAGGGCTCGGGCGACGGCTCGCCAACTCGATCCGCAACCAGACCTTTCCTCGCGCAGGTGAAAGCCTTGATGCTGCCGCGCTGGTCTGGTCAAAAGCGCCGGTGATCGTCGGAGCACACGACACTGGCCCGCTGATCCGTTCGAAAGATGGGTTCTACCTCGCGATCCCGACCGCAGCAGCAGGCCGAGGCCTGCGCGGTCGCCGCATCACCCCGGGCGAATGGGAACGGCGACGCGGTCTGCGCCTGCGCTTCGTTTATCGCCGCCGAGGCCCGAGCCTGCTGGTCGCGGAGGGGCGGCTGAACACAAAGGGTCAAGCGGTGGCATCGCGCTCGAAGACCGGCCGCAACCAGGTCACCGCACCGATCTTCCTGTTGGTCCCACAGGTAAAGCTGCAAAAGCGGCTGGATCTCAACCGGGATGCCGAACGATCGCTCGATGGCTTGCCGGGGTTGATCGTTGCAAACTGGGTGGAGGCGACGATCTGACAAAGCACATCAAAGTGCTGCGAGGTGATCTGCGCTCGATTGGTAGTCTTCAAGATAGTCGTCAAATGAGAACGATGATTTGGAGATTGCAGAAATGAAATTCTGCATCCAGTCACTGGTTTTCTGCTGAAGTCCGTTTATGGATGCTTCCGGCGAGATCACGCCCGTTGGTCTAGTGGCATAGTCTGTAAGGACGTTGAGTGCCGCGTAACCATGTGGCCCCATGCCACCAAAATAAGTCTCAATCAGCTCAGAGACCTGCAGCTTAATCTCGCTTAGCTGAGAGACGCGTTGGCGGTTCTTGAGCGTGTTAGCATCGATCCGAAGGTCGAATACGCGGCAAAAAAGAGGAAGCATCTTCTCCTGAGGTACATAGAACCTCTTTAGCTGATGCAGCTCCTCAACAAGCTGCGCTTCAAGCTTCCGAATGTCGCCGATGTTATCGGAAAAACGATGAACTTGGTCCATTCCTCTCTTGGTATGGGCGTAGCTGAACTCGATGCTCTTTGCGCCAAATATCATGCCGTTCATGCATATCCACCGGCAGAACCCAAGCTCGAAGCGGAGGCGGCGAGTTCTGTTGTAGCTATTTGTAATTCGCAGAAATGCAGTCCATTTGTCGTTTTCCCAAGGTGAGAAATCTGCACTGCGGTGGATAAGATCGATATGGCAAAAGGATCGACTCTTGGGCATCGTAATGTTCAGACAAGCTAAGTCTTCGAGCTTAGTGGCTTCGAACACTCGTTTCATGGCATCTGCCGCCATTTCGTAGGCTTTTTCATTCGTGATCAGCTTATAGTCGCTTGTCACGACTGCGAATGCACTCGCACGTTCTAAATCCATCACCGCAAAATGACGATCTAGTTTTCTATAGTCATTCGAGTTGTCCAGGCGATCAACATAGACTGGTCGGAGCTCAACCGGAAAGAATGCGTCTCCAATGTTTCGTTCAGTCCATGGTTCGTTATCCAGCAATTCTAAGCCCTCAACCCTAAGTGACCCTCACCTAGGACACTAATGGTGCGGTGTGTCGAACCGCAACAACTCAAAAACGCCGTGAGGATCGATGTCTCAACGCGAAACTATCCTCGCCGCGCTGCACGTGCGGCTCTCGGCGCTGCCCGCCACCGCCCTGCGCGGCGAGGTGCTGCCCGAGCGTGTCCCGGCTGATGGGCTGCTGATCCTGCGCGACGGCGAGCCGGGCGAGCCCGAATTGACGCTGTCGCCGCTCCGCTACCACTACCAGCACCGGGCCGAGATCGAGACGGTCGTGCAGGGCGCCGACCGTGACCTCGCCTTCGACACGCTGACCGGCAGTATCGGTGCGGCCATTGCAGGCGACCGCACGCTGGGCGGACTCTGCGACTGGGTCGAGGCCGAAGCACCGCACCCAGTCGATCTGCCGGTCGAGGGCACGGCGAGCCTGAAGGCGGCCGTGATCCCGGTCGTCCTGCACTATTCAACGGCCGACCCACTGAGCTGATCTCGACAATCCGAGGAGAATACTATGGCACGAGCCCAAGGGGCGCGGGCGCAGATGGCGCTTGCGTTCGAGACCACCTATGGCACGCCGCCCGCGGGCGGCTTTACGAAGATGCCCTTTGCCAGCACCACGCTTGGGGCCGAGCAGCCGCTCCTGAACTCTGAGCTTCTTGGGTATGGACGCGACCCTTTGGCGCCGATCAAGGATGCGGTGACGGCCGACGGCGACGTGGTTGCACCGATCGATGCCGAGGCCTTTGGCTTTTGGCTGAAGGCGGCGTTCGGTCAACCTGTCACCACGGGTACCGGCCCCTGGACGCATGAGTTCCAGTCGGGTTCGTGGTCGCTGCCCAGCCTGTCGGTCGAAACGGCGATGCCGGAAGTGCCGCGCTACGCGATGTATTTCGGATGTATGCTGGATCAACTGAGCTGGCAGATGCAGCGCTCAGGGCAGCTCTCCGCGACAGCACGGTTGGTGGCGCAGGGCGAGTCTATCGGCACCACGACCAATGCCGGAACACCTGCAACGCTGGTGCTGAAGCGGTTCGGCCATTTTAACGGCCAAGTCACCCGGAATGGGTCGGCCCTCGGCAACGTGGTCTCGGCCGACATCACCTATGCCAACAACCTCGACCGGATCGAGACGATCCGAAGCGACGGTCGCATCGACGGGGCAGACCCGTCTATCGCGGCGCTCACCGGCTCCATCGAGGTGCGTTTCGCCGACAGCACGTTGGTCACCCAGGCGCTGAACGGCGAAGCCTGCGAGCTCGAGTTCGGCTACGTCCTGCCATCGGGCGAGAGTTTCACGTTCACGGTGCACGCCGTCTACCTGCCGCGCCCGCGCATCGAGATCTCCGGACCTCAGGGCGTGCAGGCCACCTTCGACTGGCAGGCGGCGCAGGATCCTGTCCTCGGCCGCATGTGCACCGCCACCCTCGTGAACGATTTGGAGACATTCTGATGCTGACCCTCGACCTGACCAACGCACCGCGTTGGCATGACCTCGCGCCCGGCGTCCGGGTGCAGCTGCACCCGCTGACCACCGCTCTGATGGTGGCGACACGCAGCGATCCGGCGGTCGAGGCGGTGCCCGAGGACGCGACCGACGAGGAGCGCGCGGTCGCCTTCGCCAAGGCGCTGGCGCGCCGCGCCGTGCTCGCCTGGGAGGGCATCGGCGACGGCGACGGGACCGCGATCGATCCCGGCCCCGAGGCCATAGACGCGCTGCTGGATGTCTGGCCGATCTTCGAGGCCTTCCAGCTGACCTACGTCTCCAAGGGCCTGCTGCTGGAGCAGGAAAAAAACGCCTCCGCGCTCTCGCCGAGTGGTTCTTCGGCGGGGGCGAGCAATACTGCCAGGGTTGCGAACCCAGCGAAGCCTGCGCGCAAGCGTGCGAAGACTGCCCGGCGCGGCTGAACCGGCCGCTCACCCATGAGGGCTGGCAGGTCTGGGACTTGGTCGGCCGCCTCGGCGGCCAATTGCGCGTGTTGCCCGGTGCCATGATCGGCTGGGACATGACCGCGGCGCTGGCACTCGGTGACGCGCTCGGCGTGCCGCCGCTCGCGATGGCTGAGCTGCTGCCCGAAATCGAGGCGGTGATGGTCGCCAAATACAACGAACAGATGGAACGGTCCGATGGTTGAGAAGAAGATCAGCGTCCGCCTCGCCGCCGTCGGCGGGCGACAGGTGCGCGCCGAGCTGGAGGGTGTCGGCGAGGCCGGCAAGCGCGGTTTCGGTCGGCTGAGCCAAGAGACGGAAGCGGCCACTGCCCGGCTCGCGGGCTTCGCGCGGCGGGGGAAGGTGGCGGCGGCCGCCGCCGTCGCCGCGGCTATGGCAGCGGGCGTCGCCATGGTGCGCTCTGGCCTGCAAACCGTGGATGCGCAGGCCAAGCTCGCCCAATCCCTCGGCACCACCGTGGCCTCGATCCAGACCCTGGAACGGGCCGGCGAGCTGGCCGGCGTGTCGATGTCCGGCATCGAGCAGGCCACCAAGGACCTGACGCGGCGGCTGAGCCAGGCGGCTGCGGGCGGTGGCCCCGCGGCGCAGGCGCTGGAACGGCTGGGGCTCTCGGCCTCCGACCTGCTGGCGCTGCCGCTCGATGAACGTGTCGGCGCGATCAACGCGGCAATCGAGGCGTTCGTGCCAGTTGCTGAACGTGCGGCTGTTGCCGGCCAGCTTTTCGGCGAGGAAGGCTCCATCGCCATGTCGCGGATCGACACCGCGACACTGCGTCAGGCAACCGAAGACGTGCGCGCCTTCGGGGTCGTCGTTTCCGAGCAGGATGCCGACCAGATCGAGCGCACCAACGATGCGATCTCGCGGCTGGGTCTGATCTGGCGCGGTCTGTCGAACCAGCTGGCTGTCGCCGCGGCACCAGCCCTCGAGGCTGTGGCCGATGCCATGGCTGCGCTGGCCAGTCGCACCGGACCGCTGGGACAGGCCATCACCGGACTCTTCGACAATATCGGCCGGCTCACAACCTATGCCGTGACCTTCTCCACCTTCCTTGCGGGGCGCTGGATAAAAGGCATGGTAGCGGCGGCGCTTTCTGTCCGCGGGTTGGCCACGGCGCTCGTTGTTCTGCGCGGCGCGCTCATTCGCACGGGGATTGGGGCCCTGGTCGTGGGTGCCGGCGAGCTCGTACACCAGTTCACGCGATTGGTGTCCGGCGCAGGCGGGCTCGGCAATGCCATAGCGCTGCTCGGCGATCTGGCCACCGAGGTCTGGGAGCGGATCAAGCTCGGCGCGGCCAGCGCAGGCGCGGCTTTCGAGGCAGGCTTTGCCGGGTTCGAGGCGGCAGCCGCCTCGGCATTGCAGGGGGCGCTGGAAGCCGTGGTCGGCTTTGCGAATGCCACCGTGAACAGCTTTGAGGGCGCCTTCGAAGCAATCAAGGCGATCTGGGGCTTGTTGCCGGCGGCAATCGGCGATTTGGCCTTCCAGGCGGCCAACAGCCTGATTGCCGGGGTCGAGGCTATGCTGAATGGCGTGGTTGCCCGGATCAACGGGTTCATCTCCGGCGTCAATGCCGGGCTGGAAGCGCTCGGGGTCGAGCGGCGCATCTCAATCATTCCCGTTCTGGATCTCGGGCAAATCGAGAACCGGTTCGAGGGCGCGGCCACCAATGCCGCGACAGCCGCGCAGGCGGCCTTCGATCGCGCCTTTGCCGACAATCCGCTGTCCGTGCCCGATCTCGGCTTGGCGGCAGCTGCGACGGCCGGACGCGGTCGGGCAGATGCGGCGCGGGCAACGTCCATTGATCTTGCCGCCCGTGCCGCGGCGCCGCTGGGCGCACTCGATCCCCTCCGGGCCGCCGTCGCGGGGTCTGGCGCGAACGGCAATGCCACCACCGAGGCGCCGGCAGCAACAGAACGGTTGAACGCGACTCTCGGCGAGACCGAGACGGCGCTGGGTCGGGCAGGATCGGCTGCAAGCGGGGCCGGCGGCGCACTGAAGCAGGCCGCAGAGGTCGGAGCCAAGGCCTGGGACGGGGCAAAGGAGGCCATCGAAGGCACGAAAGACCTGGCCAAGGGACTGGCCGACGATATCACCGGTCCGCTGAAAGAGGCGCTCAAGTCCGGCGAACTCAGCTGGCAAAGCTTTGCACAGGCCGTCTCGGGCATCGCGCAGAACCTCGCGAACCGCCTGATCGAATCCGCGTTCAAGCCAATCGAGAACGCGCTGTTCCGCGCCTTCTCGGGCAGCGCGGGTTCTGGTGGTGGTCTCTTCGGCTGGATATCCAAGGCCATCGGCGGGCTCTTCGGTGGCGGTTTCGCCAAGGGCGGTGTCTTTGCCCAGACCGGACAGATCGCGGCCTTTGCACGCGGTGGTGTCATTGACCAGCCGACGGTGTTTCCCTTCGCGCGTGGTATTGGCCTCATGGGAGAAGCCGGGCCCGAAGCGATCCTGCCCCTGCGCCGCGGACCGGGTGGCCGGCTCGGCGTCGAGGCAGGGACCGCGCAACCGGCGCCACAGGTCGCGCCTCGGATCATCAACGTGCTCGATCCCGCGCTGGTGGGCGATTATCTCGCAACACCTGCCGGTGAACGCGCCATCGTCAACGTGATCCGTCGCAACCAGAGCGCCTTCGATGGCTGAACTTTGGCCCTATGCCGCCCATGAAGCGGCAACCGAAGTACTCGACTGGCGCACGGACGTGCTGCGGAGCGAGGCCAGCGAACAACGCCTGTCGCTCCGATCAGCCCCGCGCGAGGTGCTGACCCTGCGCCACCGGCTCGACGGTCCGGGTCTGGCGCAAGCCGCTGCGCTGGCGCGGCGCGGTATTTCGGGTGACTGGATCGTGCCGCTCTGGCACATGGCGGACCGGATCGGGGCAGACATCATGTCTGCAGACATCAGCGTGCCGGTCCCGGCGCTGCAGGCCGACTATCGCGCGCCGGGCTTTGCCGTTGTGGCGCAGGACGGCGGCTCCGCGCATCTCCTCGAGGTGGCCGCAGTTCGCCCGGACGGGATGGACCTGGCTCCCCCGGCCGGCATTGATCTGACCCGACCGGTGGTTGCGCCCGCGCGCCGGGCTCGGATGCTGGCCCCGCTCGAGATCGAGCGCCAGCATTCCGATCTTGGCTATGTCACCGCGCGCTTCCTTCTGCAGGACAGCGCCGATCTCTCCGGGCTGCGCGGCACGGCACTCTATATCGCCATCGATGCCAGCAATTCTATGTCGGGGGTCAAGATCGCTGCGGCCATGGCAGCGGTGAAGGCCCTGGTCGAGGAGCTGGGCGACAGCGTCCCGCCGACGCTGCGCAATGATCTCTGCGTGGTGCTCTGGAATGCCAGTGTGACCAGTTTGCAGGTCCTGCGGGAGGCTGGCCGGCTGGAACTCGCCGCGCTGGCCACTTGGCTGGACCAGCCCGTCCCCCTCGCGTTCGGGACGGATTTCGAGGTCGCGCTGAGCGAGGCGCCGGGCTTCTTTGCCGGAGCCGGTGCCAAACGCCGGATCGTGCTCTTCCTGACAGATGGCGATCCTTACCCCTCGAGCTCCGCTGCGGCCGCCGTCAGCCTCCGCGACAGCATCGCGGATCTGGAGGTTTACGGCTTCAACATCGGTCTGTCGAACACGAGCTGGACCGCCATGCTCGACACGACCGGTGGCGACGGCGTGCCGGTCATCGCGCCGGGCGACACAGCGAGCCTGCGGGACATCTTGCTAGGCACGCTTTTTGACATGCCGCGCTACCGGGGGCGGGACGTAATGATGGATCCGAGTGTTCTGCGCCAGCCCCTGACCGAGACCCTGGCGCAGAGCTTTGAAGGTGTCGACAGCGGCCTCGGGCCGGTTGTGTTCGAGCCCCTGCGCGACCTCGTGCAGCGCGGAACGATCCTGAGGCTGAAGGATAACGGCCTCGCGCGGAGCTGGCCCCGGCGGCGGTGGCTACATCACCTGCGGGGACGGGCCCGAGCCTTCTGGCTGCCGACCTGGGGCCGGGAAATCGCCCTGCAGCAGGAGGGAACACCAGGCGATGACGCGCTGTTCGTCGCGCCTGGGATTGATCCTGCTGACTTGATTAGCCGACATGTGCTGCTCGATTTGGACGGGACGCCGCTCATCCGCGAGATCACCAGCGCCGCCTATGATCCGCTTGGTCTGCGCCTCGGGATCGCGCCGCTCGATCGCGCGGTTCTGATCACGACGCCCGGGCATCTGATGACTCTCGTCCGGCTCGACACGGACCGTGTTGAACTGGAGCATCGCCCCGCCGGCAGCGAGGTTAGCCTCGCTGTCCTCGAAACCGCGGACCCGATCTGATCCCATGACCTACGACCTGCTCGAAACCTCCACCGCCGAGGGACGGCCGCTCTTTCTTTACCGCTTCGCGGAAGGGTCCGAGACTTGGCGCTTCACCAGCCGGTCCGCGAACTGGGTGGTGCCGGGTGGCAGCCTGACAGATGAGCCGGGCGACACCATCTGGTCCGCCTCGGCGCTGTCGCATGGCAACGTGATCCAGAGCGGCGATCCACGCCGGGTCGATCTCGGCCTGACTTTCCCGCTCTCCGATCCCTTTGCCCGGCGCTATCTCGGGCCGCGGGGGTCCGCCGTCACCACGCTCACCATCTTCCGCGGCCACGAGCAGGTGCCGGGTGAACTGGTCGCCCATTGGAAAGGTCGTATCGTCTCGGCCCGGGTCGAGGGGGTCCGCATCACGCTGCAGGCGGAATCGCTCTTCACCGCAATGCGCCGCCAGGGTGTGCGCGCCCGCTACCAGCGTCTGTGCCGCCACGTGCTTTATGCTGGCGGCTGCCGGCTCGACATGGCCGACTTCCTGGTCCCGGCCACCGCGACCGCTCGGTCCGGGCTGCAGGTCACTGTTCCAGAGGCGGCAGGGCAGCCGGACGGCTGGTATCGCGGTGGCGTGCTGCGCCATGCCGGTCTGCCGGGGTTTATCGTTGGACATGCGGGAACGACCCTGACGCTCGCCGGCCGAATGCCGGCGCTCGAGGCCGAAATCGACGACCCGGCCGTCACCGCTAGCATCGAGATCGCCCCGGGTTGCGACCTGCGCCGGAATACCTGCGCAGGCCGCTTCGGCAACCTGCTGAACTTCGGCGGGTTTCCGAGCATTCCTGGGCGCAATCCGTTTGGCGGTTCGAGCATTATCTGAGGGGCGTCCCAATGGTCTGGAACTTCGTCGTCCAGATTGTCGCCAGCCTTGTGCTGACGGCGATCTCATACGTGTTGGCCCCGAAGCCGAAAACATCGCCGCCGAAGGCTGCGGGGCTCGATGATTTCAACCTGCCCACCGCCGAAGAGGGTCGGCCGATTCCGGTGGTCTTCGGCACCGTTCTGCTACGCGGGCCCAATGTGGTCTGGGCCGGTGATCTGAAGGTCGACCCGATCCGCAAATCCGGAGGCAAGAAGTAATGACACGCGTGACCATCCAGGACCTGCGTGCCTCGCGGCTGTGTTTTCAGGGCGCGCGGCCGTGGTTTGCCCGCCACGGGCTCGACTGGCAGGTCTTCCTGCGGGAGGGGCTGGAGGCAGAGGTGCTGGCGGCCACTGGCGACGCCCTGGCGCTCCGCGTGATTGCCATCGCCGAGGCGCGCGAAGCTCTGGCACCCGACGCGGAGGGAAAGTATGGGTAGCCGCCGCTCGAGCACGCAGACCGTCGGCTACCGCTATTCGCTGGGGGCGCATCTGGCGCTGTGCCACGGACCGGTGGACGCGATCCGCGAGATCCGTGTCGATGACCGGACTGCCTGGTCAATCCAGGACGGGACCGAGACAGAGGTGGTGTCGGGTGTCGGTGCCACCAAGACCCTCGGCACGTTTGGCAGCGTCATCGCCTTTCCCGCTGACGAGTTTGGCAGCACGGCCCAGGTCACCCTATACGGATCGAATGGAATTGCCGGCATCTCAATCGGGCAGGTTCTGGATCTGGCGTTGCAGACCGACGCCGTCACACACCGCATCACCGTGCGCGGTATCGCTCATGATGAGCGGGAACATCTGACTTGGATGCAGGTGGAACCGAAGACCTTGTCCTTTGCGGCCCAGCCCGTGACGATCACGACCGTGGCTTCGGGCGGGTCAACGGAAGCCGGCGGCGATCCCCCGGTCGGGACCCGCATCCGTATCGACAAGCCCGATCTTTTCGGCGGCGAGAGCCGCGAGGGCGGCATCGTAGGCGACATCGACGTCCTGATGGGCGCGCTCGACCAAGGTCAGAACGACTATCTTGCCGCCAGGGCCGGGGCGGACGTGCCCGGTTTCCGCGGCCTTTGCAGCCTCGTGCTACGGCAAGTCTATCTTGGCCTGAACCCCTACTTGAAGCCTTGGGCCGTGCGCCTGACCCGGGTGCTCACCGCCGAGGACGGGGCGGCGCAATGGTATCCGGAAACGGCAGAGATCTTCGCGGTGGATCCGGAGACCGACTGGGGTCCGGACATGAACCCGGCCCATATCATCCGCGAATGCCTGACCAACCGGAGCTGGGGGCTCGGCTATGGCGATGCCGATATTGGCCCCAGCTTTACCGGTGCCGCGGATCAGCTCTACGCCGAGGGCTTCGGGCTGTCGCTGCTCTGGCAAAGCGATGCAAGCCTCGAGGAGTTCCTGTCCGACATCCTGCATCACATCGATGCTCAACTCTATGTCGACCGCCGGACTGGTCGTTGGGAGATCAAACTCATCCGGGACGACTATGATCCCGAGGCCTTGTTGGTCTTTGACGAGACGAACGTCGTTGACTGGGGAGAGCTGGGCCGGCGGGAGGCGGCCGATCTGGTCAACAGCGTCACCGTCACATTTTCGGATGTGCGCACCGACCAGCCAGGATCGGTGAGCGTCACCGACACGGCGCGGGTCCAGCTGATGGGCCAGGTGATCTCGACCACGGTCGATTATCCCGGGGTCCGTCACGAGGCGCTGGCCGTGCGCCTCGCCGAGCGCGACCTGCGCGGGCTCTCGGCGGCGATCCTCTCCGGCGAGATCACCGTGAACCGGCAGGGCGCTGATCTCGATCCCGGCTCCGCGATCCGGCTCAGCAACCCGCGCCGCGGGCTCGAGGGCACGGTGATGCGGGTCGTGGAAATCGACCATGGCGACGGCCGCGACAATGGCATCCGGCTCCGGGTCGTCGAGGATGCTTTCGCCCTTGGGGAAATAGCCGTGGTTGGCGGGGACACCACGACGGGATCTACATCCTTCATTACCAGCCCGGTCCCGCTCACCCGCCGCATGGTGCAGGAAGCGCCATACTGGCTGCTGGTGCAGGAACTCGGGCACACGCGGGCGGATGCTGAACTGCAGGCAGATCCGGACGCCGGGGCTATCATGGCGGCTGGCGAACGGCCCTCATCCGATGCGCTCAGCACGCAGGTCTGGATCGATACCGGCACCGGTTACACGGACGATGATCCGACAGGATTCGTGCCGACCGCCATCCTCGATGCCGCTGTCTCCGACGATCCCGAAGAGACCGTGCTGGCCGTGCGTGACTGGACCGGGCTCTCGGAGCTTGTCACCGGTACGCTGGCCGCGATCGGAGCGGAGTTTGTGCGCATCGACGGGATTTCCGCGACGGAGATTACGGTCGGGCGCGGCTGTCTCGATACGGTGCCGCTTACGCATCCTGCCGGCACGCCGGTGATCTGCTGGCAAAGCGCGGCGCGGCCAAGCAGGGCGACCTTCCTGGCCGGCGAGACCGTCTCGGTGAAGCTCTTGCCGCAGACAGGGCTGGGCACGTTGCCGCTCGTCCAGGCCCCGACAGACAGTGCGACGTTTAACTCCCGCGCTATCCGGCCCTTGCCCCCGGGCAATCTGAAAGGCAACGGCGCATTTGTCCCCACCCCCGACGTGCTGCGCACCGGGGATCTCGCGCTCTCCTGGGCACATCGCGATCGCCTCGCGCAGACCAGCGCGGTGATCGACAGCTACATCGCAGGCTCCATCGGTCCGGAACCGGGCGTGACCTACGAGGTTGAGATCCGCTGGATCGATCCGGTAACCAATTTGCCAGTTTCGCCCGCAGCCGCCGTGATCGATGCCGGAACCGCAACGTCCTTCGTCCTGACCGCCGCGCATGTTCCGGTTGGGGATGCCCCCGCGGGAACGTTCGAGATCGATGTGGCCGTCTGGGCCCTGCGCGACGGGTATCGGTCGCGCGATGCACGGGCCTTGCGCTTGCTCCGGCCCGGTGTGGAGGGCTGGGGCGTCAGCTGGGGCACGTCTTGGGGCGGCTGAGGCCAAATTCTGAAGACTGAGAGGTATCTGATGACAGAACGGTCAATGCCGGGTCTGGGGCTGCGCGCCTTCTATGACCCCGGCCAGGCGAACTGGGGCGACACGGTCTCCGAAGATCTGCGCGCACTGTCAGTGATTGCTGGCGCCCATGTCGCGTCACGCACGACGGCCCTCCCGGTCAGCGGGTCTGCCGGCGACATCTACATCGTGCCTTCCAGCGGCGGCCTGCATGCCGATGAGATCGCGGTCTGGGACGGCCCCGTCGGTTCGGAGGACTGGATCTTCCTTGCGCCGACATTGGGCTGCCATGTCCTTGTCGCGGATGAGAGTGCAAATGTGCAATGGACCGGATCGGTCTGGGAGGTCTTTGCCGCCGGTGGTGTTGGCGGGCCGACGCCCTATGACATCCGCCTGGGCTTCGGGACGACACCGACCGCGAGCCAGGTCGTCGAGGCCATTCTGATCGTCCGCAATGTCACCTTCCCGGCAGACTTCGCAGGCTCGTTGGGCAGCATCGGCACAAACCCTGCAGCCAGCCTCGCGCTCTCGGTCCAGGACGACGGTGTCGAGATCGGAACCATCACCATCGGCAACGATGGCTCTGGTCTGCCCCCATCGAGTGG